CAGAACAAAAGCCGTCAAAGGTCTAAAAGTTAAATTCTCTACGCGACGCAACGATGCCAATGTCATCTATGTCACCCAGTCTGACCCGGCAACAGTTGTATTGGAAACTGCTGGTCGTGGCAAGAACACTCTTCTTTCAGAGAACCTTCGAGCGCGTACAGCTCGTATTTTGTGGCCTGCAGCAGAGCAGTCTTTGCCTTCCATCACGGATGAATTGCGGGCACTAGTATTGCGCGTAATCGCCAAGGTAAATCAGGAGGTCAAGTAATGGCTATCAACATTCCAATCATCTCGGAATTTGACGGTTCTGGAATTTCCCGCGCCAAGGCAGAATTTAAGCAACTAGAAACCTCAGGGCAGAAAGCCCAATTTGCAATAAAGAAAGCAGCCGTTCCCGCAGCTGCTGGATTAGTTGCAGTTGGCGCTGCACTCTTTGACGCCACCAAAGGCGCAATCGAAGATGCAGCCGCGCAAGACAAACTTGCTGGAATCATTGAGCGCACCACAACCGCTACTGACGCACAAATAAAAGCCAACGAAGATTGGATATCTGTTCAAGGCAAATTGCTTGGTGTAACTGACGACGAACTACGACCAGTTATGGGTCGATTGGTTAAGGCAACTGGCGACGTTACAAAAGCGCAGGAATTAGCAAGTCAAGCAATGGACATTGCAGCTGCTTCAGGGCAACCACTAGAAACTGTCACAAAGGCTTTAGAAAAGGCTTACGGCGGAAACATGACCGCCCTGCAAAAGTTGGCTCCTGAATATCGCGACATGATTAAAGACGGCGCGTCGTTTGAAGAAGTAATGGCCCTAATGGCCAAGACCACTGGTGGCGCAGCTAGTGATGCAGCGAACACGGCCCAAGGCAAATTTGAGCGTCTAGGAATTGAACTATCGGAAACCAAAGAGTCAATCGGCGCAGCTCTTTTGCCTGCGGTCGAAGCGGTGCTTCCGTTCCTTGTCGCAATGGGTGATTGGGCTTCTGAACACCCCGAGATTTTGCTTGCTATCGGTGCTGCAATTGCCACTATTGCTGCAGCCATTGTTGCTGTCAATATTGCTATGGCGCTTAACCCGTTCAGCATGATTGCTATCGCCGTGGTTGGTTTGGGTGCGCTATTGGTCACGGCCTACAAGAAATTTGAGCCGTTCAAAACCGTCGTCGATGCTGTCTTTGGTGGCATTAAATACTGGATAAACAACGTCACTATCCCAGCAATCAAAACCATGCTTGACGTCTTTAAGACCGTTTTCAACGGCATCGCAAGTATCTGGAATAACACTGTCGGCAAGATTTCTTTTGAAATTCCTAAATGGGTTCCGGGATTGGGTGGTAAAGGTTTTGACATGCCTAACATTCCAATGCTGGCAAATGGTGGCATCGTTACTGGCCCAACTCTTGCCATGATTGGTGAGCGCGGCCCCGAGGCTGTAATACCTCTCAGTGGCCCTAACGCTGGCGCTGGCATGGGTGGCAACACCGTCAACATCAATGTCAATGGTGGCGACCCACAATCAGTAGTTAATGCCTTACGCACTTACATGAGGCAAAACGGTTCCGTACCTATTGCAGTGAGCAATATTTACTAATGGCTATTCAGACTTACACAGTTTCGTACAGCACAGACAATGTGACTTACACGGCGCTGACCAATGTGCAAAGCATTACTGTGAACATTGGCCGCCGTGAACAGTTAAGCCAGTACAGCGCTTCTACTGCTTCTGTGTCTTTGCGCTATCCCACAGGTTTTGCATCGCCAATTGCTTCGCTAGTTACTGGCACGTTTGTAAAGATTGTCAATACAACATCAGGCAAAAACACTCTCATAGGAACTATCAACAATGTGATTGCACAGTACGGCATTCCCTATGTGGGGGGCGTTGGTAACGCTGACTATTTAGAGATTTCTATCGAATGTTCTTTTGCACGATTAGGTCGCGCACAAGGTGGTGGCTACGCAATGGGCGCTGCTTCATTTGGTTCTCAGTTGATTACTGCCTCTACACAATCAGGCGTAAATATGACGTACAGCCTTGCTTCTAGCCCTGACATGGCTGGCACGACAGTGTCGAGCACTTGGGGCGACTGGCTCAACAGGTCTCTGATGACAACTAACTCACGCATGATTGACGCACAAAACACTTCGGTGCTTGTGGTGTCACCTTTTGACTACACAACCTCGGCAGTCAATTTCAGTGACACAGCGAATAATGCCACTAATCAGGTTTACGACCAGATTGACTTCACCAGCCTTGCGGACAACTACTACACACAGGTAACGGTAGACCCTGAGGGTTTTGCAGCTCAGACGGTCACACAGGCTGGCGCGGTTAAGCCGTACCGGACATTACAAACCAACACTTTCAACGCTTCGACTAGTCAGGCCACAGACTTTGCTAATTATCTGCTCGGGGCTTATGGTGGGCAGACTTTTGCTATCGGGTCGTTTTCGTGTTCGGCTGAGGCTCAAAACACTTTCAAGCTTGACCAGATTGGTGCTGGCGCTACTTCTGGTGCTTCCACAATGGTTGGGGCGCAGGTGTCTGTGACGTTTCGTGGCACTACTTTTCAGTGCATTGTTGAGGGTGTCACTATTTCGGCTACGCCTGCTGGTTCGCGCTACACGTATTTCGTGTCAGGCGATGCCCTGAACAATTATCTGCTTTTGGATAATGCGGTGTACGGGCGACTCGACTACAACAGATTAGGATATTAACTATGGCTACACCTACAAACCTTCCGGCATCCTTTGTCACTGGGGCTGTGCTAACCGCGGCCCAGCAAAACGACCTTAGGGGCGCGTTTCGTGTCTTGCAGGTTGTGGCGGCAACCACATCAACATCCGCAAACCAAACGACCACAACATATGCAGATACAGGACTTACCGCCTCAATAACCCCACAGGCAAACACAAGTAAAGTTCTTGTGTTAGTTGGTCAAAACGGTTTACTTAAACAAGGTGATAATGCCGTAGCAATCCGTCTAATGCGAGGCGCAACCACAATTTCAACAGTCACGACTGAGGCTGCTTACACAGGTACATCCGCTAATAACTATGGAACGGCTGATGCTTTTTATTTGGACAGCCCTGCCACAACATCGGCCACAACATATAAAACCCAATACGCTGCAAAAGTTGGCGGGTTAAATGCCCATGTGCAATTTGGCAGTGCTACTTCTTACATTGTTTTATTGGAAATTAGCGCCTAATGCGTAAAAGCCTGATTCTATTGGTGATTTGCGCGTCACTCACCGCATGCGCCGACCGTGAACGCCTCAACTGCCCACCAACCAAAAACAAAGCCCTACGAGGCGTAACCGAAACAATCACCCCAACAACACCAGCCCCCGCATACGGGACAGGCGGAAAGTGCGTATGAAACCAGACAACAGACACACAAACGAAGAAATAAAAGCACGACTCATCTTTGTCGTAGCCATCGGTTTAACACTTGCTTTCCTTGCTTCCATCTTGGCATTGCTATACGGCCTGCTATTTGTGACACAACCTCTCGATGTCAGCCCCAATGACGATTCTGCGTGGGCAGTGTTATCGCCCATGTTGGCCACACTCACAGGCGGGTTGCTGGGCGTATTGGCAGGAAATGGGCTTAAAGACCGACCTAAAGACCCACCAGCACCATGAGGAAGTATCCTTATTACCCAGCGTGGGATGGTAAAAAGACTCAACCCATTACAGCCAAAGTTTTAGAGCTGTGCCAAAAGCGCTACAAAGTCACCAACTTAGGCACATACGTCAATCGTCCAATGCGCGACAAGCCTGACCTAAGTGTGCACAGTACGGGCTTCGCAGTTGATATGGGCCATTCAGACATAAAAGTGCTAGGCGACATCTGGACATTCTTCACCACCAACAGCCTTGCCTTGCGCGTCTCCGAAGTGCACTTCTACAAGATGCCCAACACTAAATTCGGTGCCGGGTATCGCTCAAGCCGTGGCGAAGGCAAAGCAGGCATAAAGGTCTACAAGACCGCAGCCGAATCTGCTGGCACTGGCGGGATGTGGATTCATTTAGAGCTTGAAGAACAAGACGTTGAGCATTTTGAGGCTGAATTCCGCAGGCTAAAACCAGTCTGATTAGGACTCCTGACTCGTTTGAGCGTGGTCAGGGCTAGGTGGTGGGTACTTTGTTTCCATTGGGTATCCACCACCGCTTTCGCCTTTTGTGTAAAGTAACCCCAGCCACTCAAAGGGCAGAAAGTCAGGGAACATGACAAAACTAACTATTGGATACGAACCACGATTCGACTTTGCAGTTGACATGGTTTACGGCAGAGCAGGCGAAGCCGAACTAGTTGAATTCTTTGACGCCGTACAAGGCTCAAAAGTAGAGGTCAAATCTGACCGCTATCGCAATGGCAGAATGGCCGTTGAAACCCAGCAGAAGCCAGCAGGACGCGACTGGCAAGACTCTGGCATCAATGTCACCACAGCAGAATGGTGGGCATACCGCCTAGCCCCCGGAGCTTTTATTCTTGTGTCTGTTTTAAGGCTCAAAAAGTACCTCCGAGCCAATCGCGACATCCTTCAAAAGCGCGACTTCGCTGCAGGCTCAGACAACCCATCTAGGGGCTTTGTTCTTATGCCTGAGCAGATTCAAAGCCTTTTGGCCGATAAGGAATACGACGCATGAGCGACACCCAATTTATTTACAGTTTCATAATGGGATGGGTCAGTTGCTGGCTATGGCTAAAAATGATGGCCAACCGCTAATGCTGCCCACATACGGCTACCGCCAGTTAATCTCAAAGGACAAGTTATTGCTCGTTCAAATCTTCACGGATTTGGAAACAGGAGAACACCTGAGAACCACCGTCTCGCAACGTGCGTGGCCGTTCTTAGATTGGTCTTCGCCTACAGAAGTAGAAGAGAACTGAAACGCATCATGGCACTAGCCCTCATCGCTGTCCTATCCGTACCAGCCCACGCAAGTGCAGCTGCTGATTCCCATGGCAAATACAACGGCGTACTTCCCGACGCTTACTATGACGGTTTGGCGCGCTGCGAAACGGGTGGCAACTGGCAACATTCGACAAAGTCCTACACAGGTGGTTTAGGTATTCACCGGCAGACTTTTCGCACTTGGTCTAATTACAACTCCGCCAAAGGCTTGACACCTAGGCAACAAGTAAAGGTGGCTGATGCTATTGCTTTTAAGTCGCACATTGAGCGCTCAGGGCGTAAGGTGTGGCGTGTCGGGCCTTGGGGTTGGGGCTGTCTCAAAGGACAAAAACACCTACAAAAGTTCATCTGCCAATCCCGTCACAAGGATGTGCAAAGATGGAAACGCAACTGCAAATAACAAAGGAAAAACAAATGGAAACATCAACAGGCGAACTAATCGCCAAACTAACCAACTTGAGTCACAACCTTGCTCTTGAACTCAGGTTCAAAGAGTCAAGCCTTGTACTTGAAGCAGTAGGGGCGCTACATGCGCTGCCGAACATTGCCGAAACCATCAGGCACCAGTGGCACCCGTCCAGCAATAGTTCAGGGCCGTCAAAAGGCATCAATTACACAAGCACAGTTAAGTTGGCTGACGATGAGTGAATACACCCACAATGATGACGTGGCAGACATGATTTATGCCAAAGAACAAGAAATCAAACTGCTAAAAGAGGCGCTACAGCGCATTGAGACAGAATTAAACCGCATAACGAACGAGTACGCCCGTGGGCTTTAATCCAGACGACTACGAACCAGTCCAAAGTAGGTTCTCTCGCTTTATCGAATGGGCAGAAGCAAAAGAACAATTCTTTGCTGTTGTTTCAGAGCTTCTTTCTTTGCCGGGCGAGGACATCTGTGTTATGAAGACCAGCATTCTTTGCGATGGTGTTGTTGTGGCTACTGGCCATGCAGAAGAAATCCGTGGCCAAGGAAACGTGAACAAAACAAGTTCTTTAGAGAACTGCGAAACCTCGAGCCTTGGCAGATGTTTAAGCAATTTTCCTATGCACAATTTCTGTGGGTCGTCGCTTGACAAACGCCCTAGCCGTGAAGAGATGCAGAAGGTGCAGCGCGGAGACACTGTTGTCACCGAGTCCAGCAACCTTGCCAGCGAGAAGCAACAGAACATGATTAGGGCCGTATGTAAATCCATGGGCAAAATTCCACCGCACAATTTGCAGTCCTTTAGCAAAAGAGAAGCTTCGGCTTACATTGACAGCCTGAAGAACGGCGAGCAACCAGCGCCAACCTATGACAGCCCTGAGGAGCCGTTCTAATGGCCTCAATGCACAAACTGGTTGATGGTGTTTGGTACAAATGGCAAATGCCAAAGCCTTTTGAATCTGATTACTTGTATTCCTATGCGCTGGCCGTTGGCAAGGACGCTTTGCCCCAAGAGTTAAAGAGCCGACTATGGCATGAAGAAAACTGGCAGATTGACAATGGCTGACGTGTTAACCCTGCTCATCATGTGCGTAAGTTTGTTCATGTGCGGTTTTCTGTTAGGCCAGACCAAATGATTCCAATCAGTGAAGCGTCGTTTCAAGCACAGGTTAAAAGCCTTGCTTACCTTCACGGCTGGTCACTGCATCACTCACAGCCATCAATGACTCGCACCGGGCGATACATAACCACAGGTTCAACAGGGTTTCCAGACATTGTTATGGCTCATGAACAGCGCGGACTTATCTTTGCCGAGTTAAAGACAGAGAAAGGTAAAGCGTCTGAAGCGCAGCTGCAATGGTTGAGAACACTTCACCCCCACGCCGAGTGCTACCTTTGGCGTCCATCAGACATCGACTTCATAGCCCAAAGGCTCTCCCAGTGTTAATCCTCGCTTGGTATGCCCTTCTGCTATGCATTGGCATTGCCTGCCTTCAAGGCTTACGCAAGTAACAACCTCTTACAACTGAATACGGCCATGGCCTCGTACGGGATTGCACTGTGCAGGCGGAACACACGGGAACGTGGGTAGAGCTGGCGCGCCCCATCACCCAAGATGACATACCTGAAAGGTTGTGGGGGTAAGTCGCCAGTGCAGCGTCTAAACGTCATAAATACGAATGGTGTCCACTTCCCTAAGGTGTCCGGCAACCAAGAGCTACTTACTCTGAACTGTGGGGAACACAAACACCAGACTCTACGAAGCACACGAAAGCAACCGCAGCGAAGCAAGGGCGCTAGTAACATCACCACAACAAAGGAAACACATGACCAAACGCAACAGCCCCGAATTCATGCGCAACAGACGCATAGCACTAGAGAACGAACCCATCTGCCACTGGTGCCACAAAGCCCCAAGCACAGAAGCAGACCACCTAATCGAAGTAGACAGAGGCGGCACAGACGACCTAGAGAATCTTTGTGGCTCATGCAAAAAATGCAATGCAACACGCGGAAACAACTACCTAAATGCAAAAAGAACCGCACAACAACACGCCAGAGCAGAACTCCTAGGCCTAAACCAAAAACCAAAAAAACCACAGAATTTTTTAAGAAACGAAAAACTATTGAC